CCGTCGCGCTTCGAGCCAGGCGTCGATTTCGCTCGCCATCCAAAAGCGCGATCGCCCGACGCTGATCGGCTGGGGGAACAAGCCTTTGCGGCGCCAGTCGAGCAGCGTGCGCGGCGCGACGGGGACACGCTTTAAGACGGCATCGATGTCGAGCAGTTGATCGTCGGGCGGCGCCGCATCAGGCGTCTCGACCGCGCGCTGTTTCGCGTGAAGTCGCGTCTTCATGCGGCAGAACGATACGCGGCGGTTTGCTTCGCACCGATGGCGCGCGCGACAACATTTCCGCGGGTCCGGTATTTTTTTCTAGCGGGGCTGTTAGTTCGTGCGCTTCGTGCGCACCAGGGCGGCGAGCACCTTATCGAGCTTCTGATCGTGCAGGGTGTTCGCCTGCCGGATCTCGTCGTACTGCCAGACCATTCGCGCCTTCAGCCCCTGCACGTCGCTCTCCAGATGACTGACCCGGCCACGCAACTCGTCCAGCTCCTCGCGTGTGCTCTTGCCCATACTCGTTGCACCCTAATTGCACCCTAATTTCGCATCGCAATGTCGGCAATCAGTGTAACTCATTGATTCTAAAAGTCGGGATGCCGAGATTCGAACTCGGGACCCCCTGACCCCCAGTCTCGAAACAGCCTCCAGCACCCCTGACCTCGATCCTGGATTACTGTAGTATTTATGCGGTGTTTCGCGGCATCCCGCCGCGACTAGGGTGCACTCAGCGCAGTCGCGCTGCACCCTAATTGCACCCTAATTTTGGGACCGAGGAGCGACGACCGATGCCGACCAAACCGCCCATCCGCGCGCTGCGCATGACCGAACGCTGGGCCGCGAGCGTGAAGCCCGCCGTCACGCAGATCGACTGGTATGACCTGATTGCCGACGGGCTGACGTTGCGCATCAGTCCCGGCGGCGCGAAGACGTGGAGCTTTCGGTATCGCCGCGCCGGCAAATACCAGCGCGTGAAGCTGGGGCGCTTTACCGATGCCTTCGGCGTCGCCGAAGCCCGCGCCCGCGCCGCGGAGAAGCAGAAGATGGTCGACGATGGTGGCGACCCGGTCCAGGCGCGCGCGGTCGCGCAGCAGGCACCGACGTTCGGCGCGATCTGGCAGAAATACACGGCCCTGAAATTGCCGCAGCTCGCGAAGTCGACGCAGGCGGATTATCGCCAGCGGTACGCGCGGCGCCTGCAGACGCCCTGGGCCACTCGGCTCGCGCACAGCATCACGCGCCAAGAGATCATCGATCTGCTCGATACGATCGTGCTCGACGAGCAGAAACGGCACGAAGCCAATCGCACCCAAGCCTTAATCGCGGGCATCTTTACGTTCGCCGTCCAGCGCTCGCTCGTGCCCGCGCATCCATTCACGCGCATGCCGAAGTTCGGCGGCCACGAGAAGCGCCGCACGCAGAAACCCGATCTGGCGCAGCTCGCGGCGCTCATGGCCGCGCTGACGACCGACGGTGGGGCGGCGGCACAAGCCGTCTATGTGCGCCTCTTGACTGGTCAGCGCGGCGGCGAAGTGCATTTCATGCGCTGGGCGGATGTCGACTTCCGGCGATCGCTCTGGATCGTCCCCGGCGAACGCGCCGACGGCAGCGAAGAGGGACTGACGAAGAATCGGCGCCCGAATACCGTGCCGCTCGTGGGCGTCGCGCGTGCCCTGCTCAGTGCGCGCGCGGCGGCGCCCGATCGCGATCGCGTACGGGTCTTTCCTGAATTGAGCCATCAGTCGAAGGCGCTGCGGAAGCTGCGCGCGCTGCATCGCGGCAGCTACCGCTGGCATGACCTGCGCCGCCTGATCGAGACGCATCTGGTCGAGCTCGGCATCCCTGAGCGCGTCGCCGACCGCCTGATCAATCACAAACAGGCGGACGATACCGAAGGCGTCTACAACGTGCACCAGTACGATCTCGAAAAGCGCGCGGCGCTCGTCGCCTGGGATGCGGCCCTCAGGCGCATCGCGGCGGGCGGCGAACTGCATCGCGTCCGCTGGGATGATCTCGTGCAGGCCGTCGCGATGCGCGCGCCGCTCGACTGGCGCATCGGCGGGCTGCTCGTGTTCACGCCGGGCGAACGCCTCGACGACGCCGCCGATGTCGCCTAGACTCTGCGGGCGCATATATGGCGACGGACTGGCAGACCGCGCGGACCGCGCTGCAACAGGAACTCGATCGCCTGACCGCGCGGGCCCGGGCGACGATCGCCGCCCTCGACGACGAGCTGACGCGCGCGAGGCGCAGGCGGCACCCCCAGGCTCACCTGGCCTGTAATGCCGACCGCCTGCAGGCCGCTCATCGGGTGCTGCAGGCCGTGCCGATGATCGAGCGCTTTATCGACGGGCTGCCGACGTCCCTCATTGCCGCCGCCTGCGACCACACGATGAGAACGCTCGGCCTCGGGCGGGACGGCGACGACGCCGTCTTCGATAGTTGGCTCGCGTTCGAGGCGCTCGAGTTTCGGCGCCAGCAGGCTGCTCGCGCCAGCAAGCTCGCCGACATCAACCGGGCGCTCCTGGCGAACGACCGCGACCGCCTGCTGGCACGGGCGCAGAAAGCCCATGCGGCGAATCCGGCGCTCACCGTCTACGGCATCGCGAAGGTGCTCGACCGCACCCATCCGAAGGCGATGCACGGGAAGCTGCTGCGGCTCGACCTCAATTGGTGCCGCCGGCGGCAGAAGACGAAGCCCTGAACGACAGGCGAGCGCGGTAGACTCGTCCGTATCCTCCCTACGAGGGCCGCCACCATGCCAGCCCGCCCCGTCCCGCTCGAGTTCGTCTGTGTGACCTGTCGCTTCGCGGGCCCGCGCGCGAGCCATGTGCCCATGCGCCACTGCACCGCGCCCTGGTCGCATGGTGTCGGCACCCAGCCGCACGGCTACGTCCCGCTCGTCAACGAACGCGGCCGCGCATGGGGCTGTGAAGGCTGGGAACGCGCGACGGCCAGGCCGCCCGCTGGCGACGCCTAGCGCGTGCGATAGCGTACCGGCGTACGGTCGACGCGCCACGTCGCCTCGTCGAGGAGTTCGGCGGCGAAATCCTGCGCGCACACCGGGCACCACCACCGGCCAGGCCCGACCGCTTCGAGTGGCATCACGTCCTGCGTGCAGGCAAAGCAGCGCGGCGGCGTCCGCGCGAACGCCGCGCGCCACCGATCGAGGAGCGTTAGGCCCATGCCTCGATTGTCGCCGAGGCCTGGCCGTGGCGGTGCGCGAGCTCGCCGCGTCGATGGACGTACTGCCACAGCGCCCAGACGAGCGCGAAGAGCAACACCACCACCACGCGACGCGACATGCCATCCACCTTCCGAGTGGTCGGGGCGACACGGCGCCTGGCGATGGGTGGCCGCCCCCATCGCGCGACGCGACGCAGGCCCCTCCGGTACTGCGCCACGGGCGACGCGCGCCACCGACCGGCAGGCATGTTATCGGCGATCGATCCGCGGGACGCTCGGCCCGGTGAGGCCGAACACCTGCAGGATCCAAATCACCAGCACCGCCACCACCACCACGCGCAGCAGGATTTTGATGGGCGGCGACATCGGGATGTAGGTCTCGACCATGTAGAGCAGGAATCCGAGGACGACGAGCGCGACGACGAACGGAATCAAGCCCATCACTGCCCCCTTCGCTGGAGCACCGTGGCGCCAGGCGCGCGCCAGGTGCCGCTCACCGACAACGGATAGCCACCAAAGGTGTTGAGCGTCGCTTCGCGAAACGAGATGCCATCGACCACGATCTGCACCGACATGAACGGGTAGAGCACGTTCGTCGGAAAACTGATCGGCGTCGCCTCGAGCGACAGGAACACCGACGTCGCGGTCGAGAGGATGGCGTTATCGAACGGCAGCGCCGAGACCGCCTGCAGCGCGCCGTCGGCCGGGCTGGCGTACACGATGCGCGCGGCCGTCGCGTTTCCGTTCACGCGGAAGTCGAACGTATGCGTGGTGCTGGTGGTGGTCGTCGGCGTCGTGGGCGTCGCCGGCGTCTGCGTGGGCGACGTCGGCGTCGGGGGCAGCAAGTAGGTCGTTTCACGGCACGCGCTGCCAGTGGCCAGCGCGACGAGCACGAGAGCGATGAGAACCTGGCGCATGGTGAGGGGCTCCATTTCTGCTGGGGGAAATGTCACGGCTGCGTGCCAAAGATGCGGTTGGCGTCGTAGGCCTCGATCCGCACGCGGAACGCCTCGGGATCGTAGTCGTGCCGGAAGACGCGCACCGGGTTCTTCACCCAGCCCTGCGCGCCGATGCCGTCCAGATGCGTGACGAGCACGATGTCGCCCGGTTCCACATCGAGGCCTTCGAGGCTCACGCTGAACACCGCCTGGCGCGGCGGCTCGGCGGTCAGGAGCAGGCGCGTCGCCATGATCGAGGCCGCGATGCGCGCATCCCGAATCATGTGGAGCTGCACCCGCTGCGCCACGCGCTCTTCACCGCCGTAGTCGGCAATCAACGGATCGGCGCGCGCTTCGCCCGAGAGCGTCCACTCGGCGGGCGCGGCCTGGCGATAGTCGCGGCGGTAGTCGTACGGGTGGACGTTGAACCATTGCGACGCGTCGTCGGTGATCGCCAGGGCGTCGGCGTGGATGTGCCGGGCCTGCGTGAACTCGATCGCCTGCGCCACGCGCGCCGGGTCGCGATCGACTGCGGTCACGAAGAACTGCGTGCGGCGATTGAAGCCGGCATCGATGCCGCACAGGTGAAACCGCGTCATCGTGTCGCGCATCGAAATCCGCTCCGCGCGCCCGCCCAGCATGAAGGCGCCCGTGTAGCCGCCACGCTGCGCGGTGAAGAGCGCATCGAGCACCGAGAAGCTGGCGTCGTCGATCTGCGTGAGCAGCGGATCGTCGGGCATCGGCGGCGACGGCAGCCACGCGCCGCTCTGGTAGTCGCCGATGAGCCAGTTCTGGAGCGCGTGCAGGTACTGCAGCGCCAGGCTGGTGACGACCGGCCCGCGCGAGTCGCCCCAGGCCTCGATGCCGAAGAGGTTGAGCGTGATCGGCGCGGTGCCCGCGAGCGCCGCGGCCGCCGACGGACCGCGCACGTAGATCAGGGTGTAGCGCCGCCCGTTGATGTCGCGGTACTGCGTGCGTCCGGTGTTCGGAAAATACGTGGCGAAGCCTGGCCAGCCCGGCACCGCCCAATCGACGCCCGCCGTCGACGGGTCCATCTGCACGCCGCCGGCGTACCACTCCAAGATGGCGCTCACCGCGTGGCCGCAGACGAGGAACGTCGACCACGGCGTGCCGGTGATGTCGGGCGTTTCTCCGACATACGTGACCGGGACGACGCCCTGCGCCACGGGTGGCCCGAGGATGATCACCGCGCCCGTGTCGAGCAGATCGTCGTCGAAGGTCGTCGTCGGGGCGTCGACGGTCCACATCCGGTCGTAGGTCCCATTGGCCGCGCGACGATAGATGCGATAACTCGCCGCGTTCGTGACCGGGAGCCATTGCAGCCGCACCGGACGGCGGTACGGGCTCGACAGGCCGAACACGTCCGTGCTGCGCGCGCTCTCGCTGCCATCGCTCCGCACGGCGGCCACGGCGTAGTACCAGAACTGGGACCACGTCGGCGGCGACGCGCCAGGCGTGATGTTGGTCGGGTCGACGGGCGTCGCCGAACTCGGATTGTCGGTGAAGGCGCACGAGGTGGCGGTGGTCTCGATCACCTGCAGCCAGCGCGCGCCGAAGTAGTAGTAGCCCAGATAACAGCGATAGACCGCCGCGCCAGGCGCCGCATCCCAGGTGGCCACGATGCGCTGGGTGCCGTCGACGACCGCCGTCGGGACGTGGCCAGGCCAGGTGCCGCGACCCCCAACGTTCGATTGATTCGTGAAGTACGGCGTCGCGTCGGACTCGCGGCCCTCGCCATCCACCGCGGTCACGATCACCCCATAGGTGGCGTCGGGCACGTCGCTCGAGAGCGCCCCGCCAGGTGCCGCGCTCACGCGCAGGTTCGCCGGCGGGGCGGCGCCCGAGGCCAGGGCGCCGAAGCCGGCGTGCGGATACGGGCCCTCGAGGAAATAGCCGGTGGCCGGATCCCCGGTGATCGCCGGCGCGTCGGTGGCGCCGCCCTGCGAGTCGGACAACACGCCGTAGAGGATCGGCACCGGCTGGCCGATCGCGGTCGTCGGGCAATTCGGGAAATCGTCCCGCTGGATCGTGCGTCGCGGAATCTGGACGTCGCTCGCGCCGATGGTGAACTTCGCGCTGAAGTAGTCCTGCGCCGTGAACTTGAACTCGAGCGGCGAGGTCGGCTCGATCTCGCGCACGATGCCGCGCGCGAGCGTGCGCGCCGGCACGCCCTGGCGCCTGGCCGCGTCGTCGATCGTGCGGAGGATGCAGCTGCGGCCCGTCAACACGCGCGTCGCGTGCGACGCCAGGAGCGTCCGCATCAGGCGGTCGGTATCGGAGCGCATCCACGTGAACGTGGCGCCTTCGTACTGGCCGCGATAGTCACTGAGCGCGCGCTGGATTTCGCCCCACGAGATGATGCTGGCGTCCTTGAACCCGCCGTAATACGACGGCCAATCGGGCAGCGCCACCTTCGACCAGACGTGCTCGATGTTGGCGGCGTCGAAAAAATGCACCCACGTGAGGCCCACCGCGTCGCCGACGAACGCGTACTCGCGCTCGAACGTGGCGGCGCCACTCACCGCGCCCACCGGCTCGAGCACGCCGCCGGCACCGGTCGGGTGCGTCGGCACCGGCGGCGGCGGCAGTTGCCGCGTGGCGCTGATGGCCTGGCCACTGATCGGTCCGCCGCTCAACATCGCGGGCGCCTCAGAAGATGTTGAAGCGCAGCGCGGCGACGAAGCCCACCGTGCCGGGCGCGAACGCCTGGCCGCTCAGTTTGCTGATGATGATCGTCTGGCCGCTCGCGGAGGCGACGAGCTCACCGGCGTTCGCGCCTTGCCCCTGCGGATAGTCGATGCGCTGGATGATGTTGGCACTCAGCGCGAAGTTGAACGGGACCTTCACGGTGAGATTCGCCGGCGCGCCCGCCACCACGCTCGTCGTGCCGCCCCACCACCCGATGTAGAGGTCCCAGAACATCGTCATGCCCACGAGCGCGACGCGGTTGGTGATCACCGTCGCCGCGTCGACCGTCCACGTCCCGTTCGCATCGCCGGTGAAGTTCGCGGGATCGAAGGGCACGTTCTGCCAGTGGCCCATGGGCGTCGTGCGCGGCGCCCCGCGCGCGTACTTCTCGAACACGTCGCCATACGCGATCAGGTTGCCGTTCCGCGCGAGTTTCAGCGTCGGCGTCGGGTTACTGCCGTCGTCGGCGGTCTGATAGAAGCCCATCGGGCCCGCGGCATCGATCGTGGTGCGCCAGCGCTGGACGCCCACGCCGCCCGACGTGTTCTGCTGATCGAGATCCGGCTGCGCGCTGAACGCGTAGAACTTCCCGACGACGAAGACGCCCGCGCGCGTCAGATAGGCCTGCGCGATCGTGCCGCCGGCATCGTTGAGCGCGCGGAAGAGCAGCGCCTGGCCGTAGTTGGCGACGTCGAAGATCTGATTGTTCGCGCCCTGCTGCGTGTCGGTGAGTTGCAGGCGTGGCGCCCCGCTCCGAATCGTCTGGTCGTTCAGAAACGTATTCCGCACGCTCAGGTACGCGAGATCCGCGACGAGCGCGGCCGGGTGATCGAGGAACACATAGAGCGTGCTGGCGTTCCAGTTCACGAGGCCATTGGCCGCCGTCGAGGCCAGGATCACATCGCGCGAGAGCCACGGACCCGCGACGGAGTACGTACCCCGCCCGACTTCCCACCCGCCCTTCGGCGTGCCGCTCGCGTCGACCTCGACCGCGCAGTAGTAGCAGGTGTTCTGGTCGAGCACGACCGCGAACGACTGAAAGCCGGGCACCGCGCCGCCGAGGGTGTACGCGCCGGTGCCCGAGGCGGTGACCCTTTCCATGACGCGGTCGGCATACATCGGCCCGGCCATCGACTCACCCCTTCTGTTCGTTCAGCGTGAAGGTGGCCACGCTCACCAGCCCGCCGGCGACAATCGCCACGTCCGACATCACCAGATCCGCGTTCGCCAGCCCCACCGATCCGTCCACGAGGCCCGTCACGCCGTCGGCGCCACACGCGCGGAACCACGCGGCCTGGCCCGAGGCGCGCGCGCGCGGATCGGACGCGAGCGTCGCGGCGGTGGCGATGCCGTTCACCGCCGGGCCGAATGCCGCCGCCTGGAACCGCAACTCCGCGAGCAGCACCTGCGTCGTCGGGGCCGTGTCGGCGGTGGCCGGCTGCGTGCCGCTGTACAGGCGCAGGAAGCCGCCGTTCAGCGCAGCGCCCAGCGCGTTCGCCTTCGCGTTCACCGCCGCCGTCGAGAACTTCGGGGTATGCGCCATTAGAGCGGCAGGCCTCTCGAGAGTTCCTCAACCGTCCACAGCATCGGGTTCGCGTTCGTGACTTGGTGCGTGCGCGCCTGCGGCATCTGCGTGAACCGGACGAGCCAGGCCTCGTTCACCGCAGCGTCGGGCACGAAGAGCCACGGGCGCGCGCGGAAGCGCGCATCGCGCGCCAGCGTCCGCAACTCGGCCGCGCCAGGATCGGACGCGATGATCTGGCCACTGTACGTGCGCGTGAGCGTGCCGAACTCGTAGATCGTGACGACGCCGAAATCGGTGGCGTGCTCGATCAGCGGGTGGTTCTCGGTGTCGACGAAGCCCCACTGCGGATTCCGATCGAGCGATCGGAGCGTCGAGAGCAGCACGATCTCGCCGATCGCGGCGGGCACCGGATTGTTATTAATGGCGACGCGCCAAGCGAGCTGGCCCGCGGGCGTATAGCCGGGCAGCGTGGTCAGGTCGAGCCACGGCGACACGCAGAACCCATCAGGCCGGTAGGGCGGGATCGTGATCGGGTGATTGAAGGCCGGCGACGCGAAGTCGGGCGCGCCGCCCTGCACCTCCACGTCGAGGCCTGGCGACAGGTTGTGATGGATGATCGCCACGGCATCGACCCGCTGCGGCGTCGGGAACGTGAACACGAACGCGCCCGTGCCGGCGCTCAACTTGGCGGGCCTGGCCGGATCGAGATCGGTGGCCCACGCCGCGGGGTACGCCGGGTCGGCGGGCGTCGCCGTCACCGTCGCCTGCGACGCCACGTTGTCGGACCAGTGGCCGTAGCGGATCCCCAGCATCAACTTTGCCCCAGCACGTCGCTCGACACGCCGAGCACCGATCGCATATCGGTGCGCGACTGCCGCTTGTTCACGCGAATCGCGTCCACCATCGCCGGAATGATTTTCCGCTGGACGACGCGGTCGAGGTTCTCCGCGTCGAGCGTGCTGACGTTGAGACTGATGGCGTACGTGTCGCCACCGGCGCCTTGCCGATAGCGCTTCGATTCCTCGACCGTCAGCACCTGTTCGCCTGGCGTGAGCATCGCCGGCACGGTGTCGGTGCCCTGCGGCTTGAAGAGCACGGGCGCGGTGATGGCGCCGCCGCCGCCGACGATGCCGCCGATCGCGTGGTGCTCGGGTTCGGCGGGCGGCGGCGTCGCGTTGGTGGGCGCACCCGTGGGCGCTGGCGGTGGCGTGCCCACGTTGTAGCCCACGTCCACCGTGATCGACGTCGGGACGCTCTTCACCGCGGCCGCCATGTCCTTCCCCGCCTGCTGCGCGGCCTTCGTCGCCGTGTCCATGTCCTTCGGCAAGGTCACGCCGAACGCGTGCGCCAGGCCCTCGACCGCCTGCTCGATGCCTTGCGTCGCTTTCAACATCTGGTCGGCCACGCTGCGGTGTTCGTCGCCGACGATGCCTTGCTGCTCGGCCTGATCGATGAGCGCCTGCGTGGTGTCGTCGACGGCGTAGCCGTGGTCCGTTTCGAGTTCCCAGATCGTCTGCAGCGTCGGCTGCATCGCGGCGAGCGCGGTGTTCCCGTCGGCGCCCTGCTCGATGAGCGACGCATACGTCTGGCCCACCTGATCGGCCAGGCCCGCGAACATCGCCTGGTTGAGCAGGCCGGTGTTGCTCAAGCCGACGAGCGCATCGTTCAGGCCACTGACGGCGGTGATCGCCGGCCCCGACACGCTGTCGGTCGTGAGCGCGACCAATTTCTGCAGTTCGCCAAACGCGGCGCCACCCGACAGGCCCGTGGCGTTCAGTTGCGTCTGCAGCGCCGTGACGCCAGGCCCGACCGCGGCGATGGCGTCGGAGAGCGACTTGCCCTCCTTGAGCGCCATGCCGAACGAGCCGAAGAGCGCGGCGCCGAAAGCCTCGGCCGAGGCCTGCGACGTGACGCCGGTCGTCTGCAGCACCTTGCGCTGGTCGTCGATCGCCTTCGTGACGGCGTCGATCTGCGTCTTCAAGCCCTCGGCGTCGGCCGCGCTCGCGTCGGCGTAGCGCGCCTGCAGATCGGCGAGCTCGCCCTGTTTCGTCGTGATCGTGTCGTACGCCGTGGCGCCGGCGGTGAGGAACGTCGTCAGGCCCGCCGTGGCTTTGTCGGTCTGGCCGGCGAGGATTTGATTCGCGGCGTCGGCCGCCGTGCCGCCCAACTTCTCGGCGTCGGCGATCACCTGTTTGAACTTCTCATCCCAGATGCCGCCATGGGCCTCGAAGTACGTGCCCATCTTCTGCATCTGCGTGACCAGGTCCGCGGTGGCGTCGGCGCCCGTCTTGCCGCCCGTCGCGATGTCGGTGAACACCTGAGTGAAGTGCTGCTCGAACGTGGCCAGGCTCGCGCTCGTGACCGGGCCCGCGAGCGTGGCGGCCAGGCCGCCGAGCGCGTTCTGGATTTCCGCGATCGTCGCCTTCGCGCCCTCGACGTCGCCCCGGCCCGTGCCCTGCGTGAGTTTGACCCACATGGCTTCGCCGGCGTCGCCGAGTTGCAGCAACTGCTGGTGCAACTGATCGAAGCCGCCCGCCGACTTCGCAAAGTCCTCGACGGCTTTCCGACCCGCGGACGCCGATTTGATGAACCCGACGATCGCGCCCGCGGCGGCGCCGATCGCCGTGCCCCACGGACCGAACGCCGAGCCGTAGGACGCGCCAGCGGCCGCGCCCGACAGCGCGTTCGTCGCTTTGTTCGTGTGGTTGGTGGCCTGATCGATCGCGCCCACCGCCGCCATGACCGACGTCGCGTAATCGCCCCACGTCGCCTTCCCGTCGTGGATTTGCTTTTGGAGATCGGACCCGGCCTTGAACGCCAGGTTCATCGACGACACGGTGATCCCGATGTCCTTGGCCACCGTCCCGAAACTGCCGCCGGAGATCTGCGCCAGCTGCGCGAACGCCTTTGAGAGATCGGCGAGCTCGGTGCCCCACGTCGCGGTGTCGGCTTTGATTTCGCCGTGCGCCTTCTTGATGGCGTCGACCATCTTCTGCGCCATCTCCTCGAGTTCCGCGGCGGTATAGCGGCCACTGGCGGCCGCCTCCATGAACGCGCGCTGCATCGCGTCGGCGGTGGCCTCGAGGGCCGCGCGCGACTGCAGGCCGAAGAGCTTGTCGATGCTCGTCGCCAGCGGGTCCATCTGCGCCTTCGTCAGTTGGATCACCCCGGGCAACTTGCCGAGCGACATCACGTTCTTGTCGAGCGCGATCGTGCCCGCTTTGAGCAGTTCGGTGATGCGCGCTTCCTGCGGGATCAGGCTCTCGAGCGATGCGTGCGTGGCGCCGACGGCCTCGACGATCTGGAAGAACGCTTTTTCCTGCACCTGCGACTGGTACTGCAGCCGCACCCACGCTTCGCGGACGTTCTCGAGGACCTGGGGCAACTGGTAGCCCTGGTCGTGCAGCCCCTGCATCTCGGCGCCGAGTTTGGCGAACTCCTCGGCGGTGACCTGGCCACCCGTCGCCGCGAGCCGCGCGAGCGCGGACGCCAGATCGTCGATGCGTTTCTCCGCGTTATTGCCCGACAGCGTGTCGGCCAGTTTCGCGATTTCCTGCTGGTGCGCCTTCGTCGCGTCGGCGGCTTTTTTGTGCGCCTCGGCGTAGCGGTCGAGCGCGCCGCGATCGGCATCGGTGACCACGCCGACGTTCTTCAAGGCTTCGAACACCTGGCCCGCGGCCAGGCCGCCATCGAGCATCCGATCGACGGACGCTTTGAGCGACGTGGCCAGCGCCGCGTGCGCGCCCGACAGCGCCTCGGTGGCCGCATTGGCGGCCTTCTCGCCAGGGGTGAGGTCCTTCAGAAAGACGCCCGACAAATCGATCGCGGCCTTGCCGAGGTTCGTCGACGACTGGACGCCCTTCTGAATCGCCTCGTTGAACAAATTAAATTCGATGCGCTGGAGCTCGCGTTCCTTCGTGCTCTTGCCGATCGCGTCGGTGCTTTCCTGCGTGCCCGTCACCTCGAGGCCGAGCGCCTGGCGCATCCGCATGATTTGCTGGATGTTGTCCTCGCTGAACGACGTCTTCACGGCGCTGCCGAGGTGCTCGATCGCGGTGGTGATCGTCGCCAGGCCGGCCGAGACCACGGGCGCGATCGCGGCGCCGACCGATTCTTTGAAGTCGTCCCACGCCTTCGCCGCCTGCGCGGTGCGGCCCGCCATCGTGTCGACGGCGGCGGCGGCCTGGCCACCGAACCGCTTCTCGAGTTCGCCGAGCACGTACGTGGCGCCTTCGGCTTTCGCACGCGCCGCATCCAGCACGATGCCGTAGCGCGCCAAGCGCGAGGTCTCGCCTTCAAACGCTTTGCCCACGAGCATCGTCGCCGTCTGCAGGTCGAGGCCGAGGCCGGTGGCCAAGTCCGTCGCCGCGGTGAGCGCGGCGTGCATCTGGTCGGGCGCGACGTGGCCGATCTGCACGAGCAGCGTTTCCATTTCCTGCAGCAGCGTGTGGCTGTAGGTCGTGGTCTTGGACATGCCCTCGGCCAGATCGACCATCTGCTGGCGCACGGTGGGCGCGGCCAAGCCGGCATTGGACAGCGCGACGCCCAGGCGGTTGAGCGCGGATTCCTCCTTCGCGTACTCGTCGATCGACGAGCGCATGAACTCGGTCAGCGCCTCATAGCCCTTCTTCAGCGCCTCGACCGACACGAGGCCCGTCGCGAAACTCGCGGCTTGTTTGACGATGTCCTGGCCGAGTTTGCTGAACAGCGAGTCGCCACTGAGCGGCTGCACGTTCTCGCGCGCCTGTTTGGCGGCCTGCGCCAGGTCGTAGATGCCCGGCGGAACGTCCTGCCCGAGCTTCTGCAATTTGGCGACGGCTTCCTCGGCCACCTTCCCGACGCGCTGCAGTTCGGCTTCGGTCAACGTCGAGGCGCCGCCGACGCGCTCGACCGCTTCGGCCATTAGCGTCGCCTGCTGGATGACCGTGCGCCCGGTGAGCGAGTTGGCCATCTTGTCGAGGCGCGTGGAGACGTTCGCGGCGCCGGTATCGATGCTTTTCAGCGCGACGTCGGCCTGCGCGCAGGCATCGATGAACGAGGAAAAGTCGGCGGCGAACGTCGCATTCATCATGGCGACGTCTCAGGCTCGGCCGCGCGCGACTCGGCCTCGAGCAGCGCGACGAGCTCCAGATACACGTCGTTCGGCAGGGCGCTGACCCATTCGTACCGCCAGTGCATCAGGCGCGCGATGCGAAGGTCGCTGCGGATGCTGGCGGCGCGGTAGGGTTTCCCGCCCGCCGCTTCTCCGTCTCGGCCTCGTACCACGCGAGCGTCGCGGCGATCTCCGCGAAGGTGGCCTCGTCGAGCCGCTTGAGCAGCGTTTCGCGCGCCGCGATCGCGGACTCGTCGTCGCCCATCGGGATCTCCACCAGGCCGTGCTCGTCTTCGATGTTCCAGCCGAGCAGATACATCGCCAGGCGCGCGAACCCGACGTTCCGATAGTCGACGCGCGGCCGGGCGCCACGCGCGACGTCGTCGTCGGACTGCGGCGCCATCGCGCGCGTCTGCGCGATGCGCGTTTCGCCGGCGGTGAGTTCCGGCTTGATCTCGATCCACGCGCCGTCGGCGAGCGCCGCATCGACGCGCGCCTGCGAGTCCTGCAACTCCTCGAGCGTGGCTTCGGGCTTCTTGCGATCGATGAGCGCCTTGTGCGCGCGGACGTGGACGTCCGCGAGCATGAGGCGCACCGGCTCGACCGCGGTGACAAAGCGATTTCGCATACTCAACTCCTCGATCGCGGCCGCACATAGACGGCGTCGCCGACGATCATCGGCCCGCGCGTCGCGAACCCTGGCAGGACCTGCCAGCGCCACACGGCGGGCTGGCCCTTCTGGTCTTTGATGGGCGCGATAAAAAACAGCGGCTGCTGCCGCACATTGAAGGCATCCACCTTCGCGACGATGGCCTCGATCACCCACCGCGCGCGGCCACGTTCGAACCGCATCGACCAGCCGTGCACATCGGCCGCGTGGTAGGCCGCCGGCGACGCCGGGTCGACGCCATACCGGGCCCAGACGAGGCGCCCGGTCAGCCCGGTGATCGGCACGCCGGCGTGCTGCCTGGCCCAGGCGCGCGCGCCGGCGTACCGCGGACTCGTCGCCGCCTGATCCAACTTCGCCGCCAGCCACTCGGTCGGCGGCGCGCCGGGTCCGGTTGTTAGTGACGCGTCCACGAGGCGGCGGCTTTGAAGGCCGACGCGAGCGTGACGGCACCGGCGACCTGCACGTCGATTTTCATGTCGAGGTACGCCAGGCCTTCCCAGAACCGCATCGGCGTGTTCTGGATGTCCGGCGACAACTTCAGCAGCGTCGGCGTCGGCGCCTCGGCCGCCTCGAGCCACGGGATCGAGTCGCCCGCCGCCGGCGACCCTGGATCGACGTTATAGAAGCCTTTGATGTTGCCCGACACGTCGGGCAGGTCGGGCACGGAGACCTTGTTCGTGTCGAGGAACGAGGTCACGTCCACGTAGTTGCGGCCTTCGCTGAGATCCCAGCCATTGATCGAGCCGAGGATCGTTTCCGGGCTGGCGCCCATCGCCACCTGCCCAAAGCGTCCGGTGATTCTCATCGTCCTACTCCCTGGTTAATCGCACGACATCTGGACCCGGTAAATCCCGCCGCTCTGGTACCAGCGGACCGAGTCGTCGCTGTCGTCCACGTCCGGTTCCGGTTCAAGCGCCTCTTCAAAAATGCAACTCATGCACGAATAGCCCGGCGCGAAGAGCACCGCGCGATCGAGGATCGTTTCGATGCGCGTGGCGGCCGCCTGCGCCGTCGCCAGATCGACGTCGCCGGTTTTCCGCATCACCGCTTTGACGGCGTAGTACTTGTCCTCGTACGCGCGGCCGCCAAACTCGCCCACCGCCACGCCGTGCGCGTACAGCACGACCACGAACCGGGCGGCGTGCGGCGGCGCCGCCCCGAAATACACGCCATCGGGCGCCAGGCCGGCGAGCGTCGCATCGCCCGCGAGCAGGTCGACCAGCGCGTTCGTGATCGCCGTCGTGCCGGTGGCCACGGTCGTCAACTCCCATCGCCAGACACCGTGAGTCCCTGGCGCCGCACGAGGTCGACGAGCCGCGCGTGCATTGCGCGCCGTTCGGCGCGCGCGCGTGGCACGAACAGATCCCAGGCGGTGATCGCGCCCCGATTGGCGCCGCGCGCATTCACCCGCTTCACCGTGCCCTTCTCGACGAACGCCGTATAGAACGCGCGGCTCGTCACGAACGCCGCGGCGCCGCCGGCGCTCGTCTGGAAGTCGGTCACCTCGACGTGCTCCTGCAGAAACCCGGAGCGCCGGTGCTGGCCGTACGCCGATCGAATGCTGAGCGCCGCACCGTTCGCGGCCGCGTGGACGATCTGTTTCGCTTCGCCCTGCAGGACCTCCGGCAGCGCGCGAATCTGGGCGCCGAGCTCGTCGATCCCGCGAATCGTCAACGTCGCGCTCACGGGATCACTTCCTGGCAGCGGCAGATGAGTTCGACGTGGCGATCGTCGCGGTCCTCGACCTCGACGATGTTGAAGGCGCGCGACTCGCGCCGCAGCCGCGCGCGGATCGTCACGTCGGCGCGAAAGGGGCCGGTGATCGTGTGCGTGGCCTGGCCGATCGACGTCATCGCCTGTTTGTGCTCGCGCCCGCCGGCGGATGCGATGGCGACGAACCACGGCCCGCCCGACGGCACCCAGGCCTCCACGTAATCGCCCGCCTTCGGGCGCGTGCCCGCCGTTTTCGGCGCCGGCACGTCGACCCACACGACGGCGCTGCGCTGGCCGGTGGGAATCCGCATCAGGCCACCTCGCGGGCGCGCGCCGCGACGACGTCGAGCATCGTCCGCAGCCGTGCGGCGTACGTGGCGCCGGCGAGCTCGCGGCGACAGTACGCGAGCCTGGCCGCGCGCGCCGCCGGGTCGGCCAGATACGTGTCGACGAGCGCGACGCACTCGGCCGCCGTCGTGAACGTCGGCACGGACGGCGCCTCGAGCGCGCACGCCGGCCGCGCGTCCGAGACCACGAGCGCGCCACACGCCGTCGCTTCATAGATGCGCGGATTGAGCGCGGTGGCCGCGACGTGGCGCCGGTTGTAGTGGTGCACGTCGCGAAACACGTTGAGCACGATCCGGGTCTGCCGATAGAGATCGGCGGCCTCCGCGGGGCGCACCGTTTTCGCGCGCGCGCGGCGGGCCAGCGCCGGGTGCCGGAACTCGCCCACGAGCAGATCGACCCGATCACCAAGCGCGACGAGATACATCTCGCGCGTCGCGTTCGTGCCACCGATGAAGCCCACCCGATATGGACGCCGCGACGTGCCCGCGAAATGCACGCCGGGATCGAAGCACGTCGGCACCACCGCGGCGTGCGGGTGATCGCCCACCGTGGCCGGGTCGTTCACGAAGACGTGGGTGTACAGGTGCGACCATTTCTGCGTTTCGTCGGTTTCATACGGCTCGTCGAGCAGCCACACCGCCGAGGGCCAGCGCTTGAGGATCGGTCGATAGCGCGTCGCCATCCGGCGGCCGTGCACAACGATCACGAGCTCGGGCGCGAAGGCCTCCACCTGTGATGCGAGCGACGGGTCGTCCACGTCCGCGTGCGCGTACGGCAGGCCGAGCGCGGTGGCCGCGTACGCCAGGCCGTGCGTGAACACGTCGCCCGCGGAATGGAACCGGAAGTCGACGCCAAAGATCCTCACGACGCCACCTCGAACGCGAGCGCCTGCGCGAGCGGCACGCGCGGAAACGCCGTGAGCGTCGTGTGGCGGCTGCAGTTGACGACCGGGATGCCGAGCGCCTCGAGCGGCGCGATGAGCCAGCGGAACGCCACGCGCGCGGCGTCAAAGGGCGGCACCGACTGATCGGGATGCTGGCCGAAGAAGTGGGTGCCGGCCAGGTCGTAGCCGAGGAGCAGAATGCGCGACGCGCCGAGATGCACCGCGAGGTTGATCGCCTGATAGCCCGACGTGTAGCCGGTGCGGAGGCCGCTCGGATCGAGTTCGAGGCCTTCGCGCCCGGTGTCGCGGAGCACCTCGAGGCCCGGCCAGGCGTCGGGCTGCGGATGGATCGTGTAGCGCTGGCCGCGCACACCGGGCACGCCCTTGTGCCACCGCCACCACTTCGCATCGGCGGCGTAGAGCACGTCGGCCCACGGCGCCAGGCGGTACGCATCGTTGATGGCCAGGACGCGCGCGTGGCCGCGGAGCGCGTCGACATCCTCCGCGCACAGGCTCGGCCCCGACCCGAGACAGGCGACGGTCTCGCCGGCGAACCGCCGCGGCACGCGCGCGATGAGCGGGGTCGGGATCATGCGAGCGCCGGCGTCCGATAGCGGACGAGGAGATTGCGGACGATCGGCGGCAGGAACCCCGGATCGGTCGGGCGGCCATCGTTCGGGGCGCCGTCGCGATTCAGGTCGTGATAGGCGACATGCGCGATGACCGCTTCACGCACCTGCTGCGGCGCCGTGTCGACCGTCCAGGCCTCGATCGTGGCCACCCACGCGTCGTCGGGCGGATTCCGATCGGCGATGTGCTCGCAGATGAGTTCGGTCGCCGCGTCGAGCTTTTGCTGGAGGTCCAGATCGGCCTGCGAGGGCGAGCCGTCGGGCGACGCCGGGCGCTGCAGGTGCCGGTACACCTCGTCGAGCGTGACGATCTCGGGCACGATCATTCGCTGCCCCCGTCCCGGCCGTCCTTGCCGTCCTTGCCATTGCGGCCACGCTTCACCGCGAGCCGCCAGACGCGCGACGCGGGCGTCGACAGGCCCGGCTGCACGTTGGCCGGCGCCACGTCCTGGGCAATCCACCAACTCCCGTCGTGCGTGACGCCGGCGCCCTTCGGATAGCGCCGGCCCGCCGACCAGAGGCCGAAGTCGAGCGGGGATCCGAGCGGTGCTGATTTCGTCACGACGCCGTTCGACAACTGGATCACCGTGCCCTGCGCCTCGTCGAACACCACCGCGAGGTCCTCGAGCGCGAGCCCGTCCTTGCCATCCTTGCCGTCCTGGCCCGGCGCGCCATCGCGACCCGGGGCGCCGTCCAGCCCCTTGTCGCCGGGGAGCCCTGGCGCACCCGCCACCCCATCGCGCCCATCCCGGCCTGGCGTCCCGGCCGGGCCCGCCTGGCCCGGCTCGCCGGGTGGCCCTGGGGCGCCGGCCTGGCCACGCTCGCCCGCCTGGCCGGGTTCGCCTGGCCGCCCGTCGACCCCGTCGCGTCCTGGCGTCCCCGGGGCGCCCGGGGCGCCGTCCTGGCCACGTTCGCCGGGTGGCCCTGGCGGGCCCGGTACGGGCGCGCGCGACGCCACGTCGTCGACCTTGCGCGCGAGGTCGGCCAGATGCCCGGCGAGGTCGAGCGCCTTCGTCGCGTCGCCCGCGCGCGCCTCGAGTGCCGCGAGCCTGGCGACGAGCGGCGCGGTAGCCGCCTGCACCGCGAGCGCGATCGTGGTGCCGAGCGCGTCGTAAAACTCGGCGGTCGGGTCGGGCGCCATCAGGCGTTCGTTGGCCATACATCCAGCCGCTTCATCACGATCGGCAGCAGCCGACCGACGTCGAGCGCTTTGAAGGCATCGGGAGGCGCCATGTTGCCGGTCGTCGTCGGCGTGTCGTCGGGTTCCGGGGGCGCCGGTGGCGGCGTCGCGCCTGGATTCGGTTGGTCACTGCCGAGGAGCGAGAGCGGCCAGTTCTGTCGCTGCAAGTACGGCTGCTCCCCGCCGGGCACCGGGCCGAGGTCATAGAACCGGAAGCGCGCCTCGTTCGGCGACATGCCCGCGGTGATCGCCTTCACGCCGGCGTCAATGCGCGCGGCGGCATCCATCAGCTCGAGGTCGTCGAGATCGAACTCGACCGCCAGCGTCTTCGCCGGCACATTGTCGAGGCCGAGGCCCGTCGTGAGCTTGCGCTGCAATTTCACGATGTGTTTCTGCAGGCAGTCCGCGTAGTACTGCTGGTTCAGCAGCGCCACGTTGTTATGGGTCGGGTCGGGGCCCACGCCGATCTTGTGATGCGGCATGTGGAAGCACTTGGCGATGTCCTCGTCGGTCATCCGCAACTGCTCGACCAGCTGCGATTGCTCGGCCGTGAGCGCCATGGGCTCGTACTTCAGGCCATCACCGAGCACCGCAATCTTGCCGATGTTGTCGCCCGAAAAATTCGCATCCCAGTAGTCCTTCAGCCGCTTGGCCACGTCCGCGCTGATCTGGCCAGGCGCCGTGAGCACGCCGCCTGGCTTGCTCCCGTTCGTGAAGAACTTGTCGGAGTTCGTGCGGATGTTCAGGCCTTGCAGCGCCGGGAAGCCCGCCGCGTAGATCGGCGACACGCCGATGAGCGGGTGGAACAGCGGGCACATCACGTCGTGGATCATTTCGCGCGCCGGCACCATCACCGGCTCGAGCACTTCGTTCAACGGGTCGGGCGCCAGGTTGTAGAACACCGCGCCGTCGGTCGAGACCATCGGGATCACGCGGTACGGGTCGAGGATGAAGAGCGCCTGCACGACGCCGCGCGCGTCGCGCGCCTTCAGCGCGTACGTGTTGCCGTGGCAGAGCTTTGAGAGCATCCACCACTCAAAAAAATCGACGCGATCCTGATACGGGTTCGGCGTGTCGAGCACCGGCGAAAACGCCGGGATATAGGTCTCGCTCCAGATGCCGTGGTCGTCCTCCTCGACGAGCATCGGCCGCAACTTCGCGATGTCGCCGGCGATGAGCGTGACGCACGCATAGAGCGTCGGATTGCTCAGGACGGTGGTCGGGGAAACTTCGGCGTTCTGCTGCCAGGCGCCGGGATACGGATCGTGAAGCGGCCACCAGAGGCGCCCGCCGAGGATCGTGCTGATCCCGCGCGACAGCGCCTTCGTGCGTGCGATCGTCCAGCCGAACAAATCCATGCCGCTCCGCACCCCGCCCGCGCGCGAGGACCGCGGCCACCCAGACCCCCGTCAGGTGGCGCGCGGCCCCGCGCGTGGCGGGAAATCGCGCGCCCCTAGAGGCGCCCGTCGTCCGTCTTCACGACCGTGGTGTGGCCGCGGTGATGCACCGCGACGTTGCCCTGGTCGCGGCCGAGGTGGGCGCTCGCGCCCGTGGCCGGCGTCGCACTCGGCACATCGAGCGTGCCCAGCGTGCCGCTCGCACTCGGGCCATACGCCGCCCCGGTGATGAGCGTCACCGCATCCTGGCGCCGCTTCTGCCAGCGAATCCACCGCTCGGCGCGAATGCCGACGCAGTTGCGCTGCCAGAGCGAGAACACCGGCGCCGTGCCGCCCGCCATGTCGATCGTCGCCTGGTTGCTGGCGTCGAGCGTCACGCGGCCGTCGTCGGCAACGAAGATCTCGGACGGTTTGAAGATGGCGATCACGCCCGGCTCGCAGGATGCCGACACGATGAGCTGATAGCCCATCAGCGTGCCGCCGTTCGGCGTGACCGTCGGGAACATCGGCAGGCCCATCGGCCCGAGCGTCATGGAAATCCCGCGCGCGAGCGCCGGCGTCGTGACGACGGCCAGGCCCATCGTGGAGATCCCTGCCGCGTCAAACGTCGCGAGCGCGGCGGCCAGGTCGGCCTGGAGTGCCTTGTAGTCGGTGCCCGAGGCCGGATGCGCGTTCGCGCCATGCGTGATCGACGCCGGATGGTCGGGCGTCGCCACGATGCCGACGTGGATGAACTGCTCGTCGAGGAACTGCGCGCACTGCTCGATCAAGTCGCGCTGCACCGTCGCCTCCGCGCTCGGGTTCGACAAGCGGATCAGTTCGTCCGACAGCACGACGATGCCCGCCGCCTTGCTCCACGTCAGCGTGGCGCGCGTGAAGTCCAGCTGGCCGACCGGCTTCGGCACACCCTCGCCCACCCAGTTGAACGTCGAGCCGGCGGTCTGCGTGACGATCGGAATGTTGAACGGCACATAGCGCAGGCCGTTCACGTTCCCGATGATCGTCGCGGGCCGCAGGAGCTCCACGAACTCGGTCGCCATCATGTTCGGCTGCACGAGTTCCGAGCCCCACGTCGAGTTCGGCGAACCTGGCCCCGGCGTGGCGACGCCTTCGGTCGCTTTGATGAACGCCAGCACCTCGGGCGTATCGGTGAACCGCCTGGCGTAGGCCATCGTGTCGGACAGCGAGCCCTTGCCCGCCGCCACCGCCATCGCATAGCGGGTGAAGAGCATCCCCTTCGGGCGCTCGACGAGTTGCACCCGGGGCGCCGCCGGCGCCGCAGGGCGCGTGACCGACTGCGGCGGGAAGAGCGCCGTCGCGCTGGCCGCCTGCGCCGCCTCGAGCGCGCGCAGATGGTTCACCTTCGTCGTGATGCTTTTCATGTCGACGACGATGCCGTCGCGCTCCGTGACCTGATCGGGTTCGAGCGAGCCGTGCGCCTGCTCCTCGGTGAGGAGTTCCTCGAGCCGAGCCGCCTTTGTCTGCAGCGTGGCCTGCTCGGTGGCCAACTGTTCGGAAACATTCATGGTCGTGGTCCGTGGACGTCCCGTGGCGCCGGGTGTTGACTCGGCTCGGCGGGCGGCGTGGCCAGGCGCGGCCGAGCCCGTCGAGGCGTCGAGGTGTTTGATGAGCGTGATCGCCGCCGACCCGTTCGCGGGAATCGTCACCGCGGACAGCGCGAGCCACGACCACTTCGCATACCGATAGCCGCCCTTGACCACCGTCGGCGCCGCGAGCGGACGCCAATCGATCGACAGGCCGGCGACGAGCCCGTGTTTGATGAGTTGCCAGGCTTCGTCGATGTAGGGCAGGACGCCCTTCACGATCTGCGCGCGAATCGCGATGCCCGCCTGACTGACCTTCGCGCTCAGGACGTGGCCGATGGGTTGATCCGGGCGGTGCTGCCACAGGAGCGGCAAGGGCAGCGTGAACTCGGCGCCGGCCGGGTCCATCGAATCACCCTGCCGGTCGAGTTCCGGCGTCGAGGCCAGGCCCTCGATGATGCGCTGCTCGGCATCGACCGCCTTCGTTTCGAACGTCGCGTACGCGCGGAGCAGCGACATCTGGTGGCCCAAAAACTTGACACACCAGGCGTCCGGTCGGGATTGTTTAGGACGAAAACCCTATTTCCGCGGGCGCGTCGTGAGGATGCGCCGCACGAACCCGGAGATGGATTCATTGCGGCGCGTGGCGTCGCGAATCAATCGGTCGTGCTCGCTGGCCGGGATCCACGCGGTCACCCGACTGCCCGGCTCGCGCGCCGGCGGGCGGCCCGCCTTCCGCGGTGGTGGCGACGTGGCGTCGTCAGGCATGGCAGGCCCCCAGTCGTGCGGCCAGGGGGGTCCGCCAGCGCGGCAACCGGAGCGCGTCGATGTCGGCGCGGCAGGCGTCGTGCTGGCGCAGGTAGCCGTCGAGGTTCACGAGTTGCACGGTGTCGCAGAGCGGGCAGCGGGTGTACCGCCCCTGGCGCGCGGCCCGATCGGCGTCCTCGAGCCGCCAGGCCCGTAACTGACGCCGCACCTCGGCGAGCGCGGCCTGCGCCACCCGGTAGCCCTTGGCGGCCGCCACCTGCTGCCGCAGGCGCTCGCGCGCCACGTCGCGCGCCTCGGCCCTGGCCAGGCGCTCGGCTTCGACGAGCGGTGGCCGGCGCGGTGGCGGCAACCGGCTCGGGCAGGCGTCGCCGCGCAGGATCAGCCGCGCGACGTCCTCACGCCCGCAGCCGAGCCACCCGAGCACTTCGTTCTGCTCGGCGAGCGTCGGCCAGGCCTTCGCGGACATGAGCGGTCGACTCGGCTGCGGGTTCCTCACCCGAACACCAGCATCTGGAACTCGGGCCCAGGCGTCTGCACGATCGCGCGGCTCGCCGCCATCACCAGCGCCGCGATGCCGTCGATCTTGTCCTTCGCGCGCTGCTTGTCGAGCCGCACTTCATTGTTGCGGCCCGTCGTAACGACCGTGTTATCGGCCATCCACCCGAGCACGGCGTGCCCGTTGTGGCAGAGCACGCCGGTCGTGACCCACTCCGAGACTTTCCGAATCGCCTCGGTGAGTTGGAACCCTTGCGGCGTGTCGACCATCGTCACGCCGGCGCCCTGCAGGTGCAGCGCGAGTTGCTGCGCGAAGCGCTTGTCATAGGCGAGTTCACGCACGCGCGACTGCTGGCATTCCTTCGCCACCACCGCCTCGACCAGATCGAGATCGGTCGTATCGCCCGGCGTGACCTCGAGCAGGCCCGCTTGCCTCCAGGCGAGGTACGGCCGCTCCGGCCAGGTGTGCAGCGCCGACTCGGGCACCCAGAAACGGCAGCGCACGGCGACGCGTCCATCGCGCAGGAGCCAGATGCGGACCCACGCGGTGAAGTCATCCGACTGCCCGAGGTCGAGGCCACCGAAGCACGGCGCGTCGGCGAGCTCGCCATCCGTCGCGGTGGCGCACGCGTCCCACTTCTCCCGCTGGAAGTACGCCGTGTGCGCCAGCGTCCACTGGTTCAGATAGAGGCGACGGAACGTGTTTTCCTGCGCCGGGATCTGCTGCGCGCGCGCGAAGGCGATGCGCATATCGTCGAGCGATCGGAAATCGCCCAGCGCCGGATTCGCCGCGTGCCACACGCGCTCGTCGGTCCAGTCGGCGTCCATCGGCGCCTCGTACAGAATCGGCAGGAACGTCGGGTCGAGCGTCGGATGGCGCTGCACGCGCTTCGCGTGGCTGTACAGCTCCCAGAGAATCGACGTGCGATCGTACCCGGCGGTCGTGATCGCGATCGTGATCGGCTGCGCGCGCGCGCCCTGCGAGGTCGTCAGCACATCCCAGAGCTCACGATCGGGCGCGGCGTGCAGCTCGTCATAGATGACGACCGACGCATTGAAGCCGTGCTTCGAATACGCTTCCGCCGAGATCGCGCGATAGAAGCTGCCGCTCCGCGGATGCACGATGCGCTTCTGCGATTCGACGATCTCGACCTGCGCCAGCAGCTCGGGCTCGGCGCGAATCATCTGCGCGGCGACGTTGAAGACGAGCGACGCCTGCTCGCGGTCGGCGGCGGCGGAATAGATCTCGCCGCCGCGCTCGCCGTCAAAGAGCAGAAAGTAAATCGCGAGCGCCGCGCACAGCTCGCTCTTGCCGTTTTTGCGCGGCAGCATCAGGAGCACGGTGCGGTACTGCCGCAGGCCGCCGCGCTTCGTCTTGAAGATCTTGCGAAGCACGCGTTCTTGCCACGGGCGCAGATTGAACGGCTGCCCGGCGCTCGGCCCTTTGGTGTGCGTGAGCCGGTTGATCAGCCCGACGGCACGATCGGCCGCCGTCATAAGGCATCGGCCCACTTCGAGCGCGGCGCGGCCGGCGGCGCCGCCTTCACGCGCACGCGCGCCGCCGGCGTGAGCCCGAACTCGACCGCGAGCGTGCGCAGATCGGCGAGCGCGTCCCGCGCGATCTTCACATATGGCGAGACGATCGCCCGCCCGCTCTTCATCGTGCGCACCAGCCCCGCTTCCTGTAGCTTCGCGTTCGCCTCGGTCCACGTCGCCCACGCGACGCAATACGCAAGAAACGCCGCCCGATCGGCTTCCGTCAGGATGCCGACCTGGGTCAGCACGGGTACTAACCGCAACCATTCCGCCCGCGCATCAGGCGAGCACCACTCAGGCATCTGTCGCGAGACATTAAACGGCCCAGGCGTCGGCTCGGCGGCGGGCAGCGGGCGCTTCGACGGATTGCCGCGCATGATGCGTAAGGCGGTCGGCTGCGGCGGTGGCCCCTTCATTTCGGCGATCTCCCTACCTGCGAAAACGTGCGCGTGTGGCCAGGCGCCATTTCCAGGGATTTTTGATTTCGATCCGACCCGCCCCCCGGAGCCGCCCGCGATCGATCGGCGCGACGCGCGCGGCCGATCGGCATCTCGCGCTCGAAGATTCCCCACCGCTCGCCGTCGCCGTCGCGAAAACACCGGGTGCCCGGTCGATAACCGACCGCCTCGAGGTCGGCGACGAGCGCGGCCCACGCGGGCGGCAGGGCGTCGCGACCGGTAGCGGCCTGGCCCGTCATCACCACCCGGATGACCGTGCGCCGGCGACGCGGCTGGGGCGCCAGGACCTGCACCGTGACCTCGGCCACCACCTGCACCCCGGCAGGCCTGGCCCCACCCACCTCACGCCGTCGCATGGGCGTGCCCCTCCCTGGTCGCACCGCGCGTGCGACGTCGCCGTCCGTTCACCCGTCGCTGGCACGTCCGCGAACAGAACACGCGCCGGTACTCCCGCACGAACAGGCGGCCGCACTCGGGCGCCTGGCACCGACGGATCGCGACGACGCCAGCGGCGGCCAGCAACAGGCACCACTGCACGAGCGCGAGGTTGTCGGGCGTCGCCACCACGCACCACCCGTACTCGCGCACCTGGCGCGTCATCGCCGCCACCGTCCGCAGCGCGCGCAGTACGGGCTCGGCCCAGCGGCATCGGCGTACCACGTCGGCGCGCGATGGCCGATTAATCGACAGACGAGCCGCCCCAGCCATCTCATAGAAGATCGCACTCCTCACAGACACGTCTCCCTCACGTTCCCGCCGCACCGGTAAGAAACCGGTAAAACGCCGGTAGTCGAGCCGATCCGACTCATGGTTGACTCCCCTTGAAGCAATGCGTGAACCTGAAACACGTGCAGAAACGGCAGGTAGTTGTAGTTGTCGTTCACCGCACGCGCCTGCGATACATAAATTCGCCGCGTCGCAGAATCAAACACGATTCCTCCGAAGGTGTAGAGGTCGAGGCATTCCTCGTGAATGAACGCGCCGAGGTCGTGCGCGCGAAATGTCGATCGCGGTTCGACGGCGTGCGCCGCGAGCTCGCCCTTCGCGACGGCGATGAGATCATCGGGACTGAAGATCCACGCCTGCAGCGCCAGCGAGCCGGCGTGCGGACCGGTCGTGCCGATGTTTTTCGCGCGCTGGCCGTCGATGCACACATCGGGGCCATACCAGAGATCGGTCACCGACCCGCCGTCGTCGTACGTCTTGCCGAGGAGCGTATCGACGATCTGACCAAACGCCAGCACGCCGTGCTTCGTCGGCAGGTCGATCCACGCCGCGACGTCCAACCAGTCGAGCAAGGCGCCCTTGTCGGGCCCGCCAAAGAACGGCACGCCAGGCGTTGACCAGCCGCCCTGCGCCGGGTCGTACGGGACGTTCCAGCCGCACGCGCGATAGTTGGCGGTCTTGCCGAGCGGGGTGTCGATGCCCTGGAACAGCAGCGGCACGCAGTCGATCGACCAATGCTCGTCGTCCGTGCCGTCGGGTGGCGTCGCCGGATCGAGCGGCTGCCATGCGTTCAGGTTGCCGCCGAACGGCGCACTCGCATTGCCGGCGTGTGGCGGATTGCCGATGAAGAGCGAGCGGCCGCCGACGAGCGCGCGCACCGCCTCGGGAATCTCGCCCATGAACCCGTTGGTGCGGCCACTGTGCAAGGACGTGCGCCAGGGCCCGAAGTACTCGCACGATCCGTCGTCGTGCAGGCGATTGCACCCGAGCGACGGATTCCACGAGTTGCCTTCATAGCACGTCGAGTACGCGTACCAGAGCAGCCCCGTCGCCGGATCGATCTGCAGGCCGTAGAGCACCGGATACTCTCCCGTCGCTTTCTCGTGCGGGTCGCGTGGCGCGGCCAGGCCGACATCGCGCAGCTGGTTGAGGAGCACCCTGCGCTGCGCCTCGATCTGGCGTCGATACGGCGGCGACGCCTGGATGTCGCCGTCGAGCGCGGCCAGGCGACGCGCTAACTCCTCACGCGTCGGTGGCGCATCGCGCACGACCGCGCGGGCCAGGATGTTCGGCCAGGTGCGAAGGAGCGTCGCGCGCGGCAGCGTGGCGTACTCACCGAAGGCCGGTTCCGGCAGCGCGAGTTCGCCCAGTTGCGGACCGGGCACGTTCGCGCCCTGCTTCGGGCCCGAGAGCAACAGCGTGAAGTTGCCGGAGAGGGGGTCCGTGCGCGACGTCATCGCGCCCACCGAGAAGTTGAACGGACTCGGGTCCCACCCGCTGTCGGGCATCCGAATCGCGCCGATGTACTCGAGGTCGGCCGCGGTGAGCACCGCCTTCGTGCCGTTCGGTGGTGGCGTCGGATCGGGCGGATCGATGCCGTCGTCCCACGTCATCACGCCGTGAAAGGTGCCCTTCAACGTCACTCGTCGCGATGGCATCGGTCTCTACCTTTCGAGGAATAGCGAACCCGGGGCGCCGACGAGCTCGTTGGGTGGCCGCGGAATCTCGCCGTGCTGCGGACGCCAGAGGTGCAAACAGAACGGGTGGCAGCTGATGTGGTCCGTGCGTGGCACGCTCAGTTGCATCACCGTTTCGTCGTCGCGAAAGAACAGCGCGCGGACGAACTCCATTTCCGCCCAGGTCGGCGTGCGGTGGCGCAGCGATACGCTCACGTGATCCCAGCCGAGGCCATTGGACGCGATGACGGTCAACTGCACGCCGGCGCAGGGCACGCGGTACACCCCGTCGACGTCCTGGTAGACCTGGCCGGTGTGCAGATCGGGTTCCTTGAACTTCAGCGCACGCAGATTCGGATCGTGACGCATGGCGCCTCTACGAGCCCTCGGCGGGGCCAGGAATGCAGCACTCGGTGAAGAGCGCGCGCCAGGCCGCGGCGTCGTCGCCGTCGGCGGTGAACTCCGCGATGAGCGCACGCCTGATCGCGTCGGCACTCCCAAGCGGGGCGCCACGCAGCGCGATCAGCAGCACGCTCGCGGCAAACACGATCGTCTGGCCGTTGTTCAGCGAGCTGCGATCGATGGCGGACGCCGCTGCGGTGAAGAGGCGCGCGATGTCGTCGCGCACCGGCGGCAGGATCATCGGCTCGGTGCGTCGATCGCCCGGCACACCGCGCAGTAGCGTCGTCATCGGGAACCTCGCGCGCGGGCCTGACCGCGCATGGATTCGGCGTGCGTCTTCGCGCGGTGGCAGCGCTTGCAGATGGCCTGTTCGTTCGATTCGTCGTCGGCGCCACCTTCGGCCAGGGGAATGCGATGGTCGCGCAATGTCGCCGGCGTCAACCGCCCAGCGCGCTTGCACGGCTCGCACCACGGCTCGCGCTCGAAGAGGCGCTTCCTGGCCGCTTGCAACCTGGCGCCGGCCATCCGTGGCGTCGTCGGGCGACGCTCGACCCAGCCGGTGCGTGGCCCGTGGCGACGACACCGCAGGGCGCCGCAGGCCGGGCACGGACGTGGTGGCGCCATGGGCATCACGCACTCGCCGTCTCGGGCTTCTGGAACGTCGCCGCTTCGTCCGCTTCGAACCTGGCGATTTCGTCGTGATAGCGTCGCGCGGCCTCGAGGCACATGACGTCGGTGGTGCACTGGCGCACGATCGCCGCGACGCTCCCTTCGTCGTGCAGCAGGTCCGGGTCGAGCACCTCGAACTGCGTGTCGTCGCTCAGGACGACCGGCATGATGTGGCACCCGAGTTCCGGGTCGTCGTACTCGACCACGGCGAGCGCCAGCACCTCCTGTCGCCACCAGAGCGGCTCCTCGCCCATCGCCGGCGGCTCGGTCTGCGTCCAGATGACGTCGAGCGGCGTGGCCAGGCGCAGCATCTGACTGATCGAATGCGGAAATTGCGGGCGCTGCATCACTCACCCGCTTTCGCGGGCACCTGATCGGCGCGCGCTTTCAACTCGGTCCACACCGCCGGCGACTTGTGCACGAGGTACCGCCGCATCGGCTTGAGCGACGCATTCCACGCGGCCTCGAGCGCCTGGCGGCCCTCGCTGGCGATCGTTTCAAGGTCGTGCAACCACACGTCGAAGCCGTCGGGCTTCTCGAGCGCGGCGGGTGGCGCCTCGACGAGCTCGCCGGTCTTCTCGTCGAGCCGCACATGGCGCACCTGCGGCGATGACGCGGCGTCGCGTGGCGCGCGCAACTGGCGCTCGGGTGGCGCTGGCGCGTCGTCGCCCTGATCGAGTTCCTGGCCCGTATACAGCCCACTCAGGTCCTGCGGGAAGGCCTTCCTGAGCGCGAGCGACTCGGCGCACTTGGCCAGCATCACATCGCCGCTCTTCTGCCAGAACGCCGTCGGCGAGCCGTCGCGCTTCGTCTGCACGTAGCTCTCCCACCGTGCGACGCCCCACAGCGCGTCGCGGAAATCGGTACGCAGCACGCCGACCTTCGCGGCGGCCGGATGCGCGCTCGACGTCCACACGTCGCGCCAGGTCCCATCGTGGCCGCACCAGAGCGGTCCGGCCTGGCCGGCGTACTTGCCACTGCGCTCGGCAATCAGGCGGAAGCCGTCGATCGACACCTGAATCGCCATCACCTCACGCTGCTCGCGCGCGTCGTACCGCTTCACCGCGAAGATCTGGCGCGCGAACGGATCGAGGCCGGTGCGCCGGCACTGCTGCAGGAACAGTTGCAGCTCGTCATCGGTGGCGCCCTGCGCGATCGTGCGTTTGATGAGTTCGACCTGATCGGGCGAGAGGATCAGGCCGCGCGGCGGCACCAGCGAATCGGTGTTGTGCATGGGTCCTCCGATGATGCCGCCGCGCGCCATCACGCGAGCGCCGGTTCTGGCGCCGGCGTGGCCTCTGGCGCCTCGGCTTTCGCGTCATCGGCCTCGTCTTCCTCGAGCAGTGCCTTCATCCGCGCGCGGAAGTCCGCTTCGATGCGGGCCATCGCGGCGTCGCGCTGCGCCAGCAAGTCGCGCATCCGCCTGGCCAAGCGCGCGCCCGCCGCCATTTGTGGGGGCAATCCGACCTTCTGCAGGGTCTGGGTCATACAAACCGTCGCGTTCCGGCGAACCCTTTGAGTTCCTGTCGGACTCGATTCAGGCGAGCCATCGCCTCTTTCGAGCCGCCGCGATCGGGGTGCAGGCGGGTCGCCAGTGCCTTAAAACCCAGATCGACGAGTTCGACCGCCAGGTCGCGGTGCAGCTGAATTTCCTCATCGCGTGTTTGCTTCTCGGTGGCGTAGAGATCCGTTTCGACCTCGCCCAGCGCCACGCGGAACGGCTGTTCCTTCTTCCGCCGTTCGCGACGCCTATCTGTCTCACCTTGCATTTCCTTAAGGCTCGCCGGCAAAACGGACGCCTGGCGTCCGTTTTGCGCATCGGCCTCAACCCGAAGGCGCGCGAGACGCATGTACTGCCGCGCCGTATGGTCACTGAGATCGAAGTTCTTCTTCAGCCAGCGTCCCCAACTACCGAATGCGACCTGATCCTTCGCCTCGATGAGTTTGTCGCCGGCGTCGGCGTAGTACTGCATTCCGGCGCTCGCGCCAGCCTCGACGTCGTGCTGAATCAGCGGAATCAGCACTTTGAGCGGGCGCGCGATCGTCGTCGTCGATTTCCTGGCCACGGCTGTGCTCATTGGGGGTCCTCGGTTCTGTCGTCACGTCGCACGCGGCCGCACGTCGGGCACCTCGTCAGCGCCGGCGGCCGCCCGGCGCGCGCTTCCCACACAACTTGCTTCCGGTGGGTGATCGGATTCAGGCGCTGCATCCCGCTGTTGCTGATGAGGCCGGCGTTTCGCGCCTGGTTGCGGGCCTGGCGGTGCAGGCTTTCGTCGGCGTGGCCTGGCCACGCATCGCGAAAGCGTGGCAGCAATTCGAACTCGGCCATCGGCCCGTGGCGACGATGCAACCGCACAACGAGCGCCATCGCCGAGCGCATCTGGTCGACGTCGTACGCCGCCATCGACGCGTGCGAGGTCTCCGGGTCGTCCGTGCGCGCGTGCAGGTCGGGCCCGAAGGACTCGGCGTGGCCCTGGCGCCCGTCGCAATGCGCGAAGTGATCGGGCTCGCTGGCGTCGCCACCGCAAAACAAACAGCCCTCGTGCATCACGCACGCAGCCTGATCTTCGGGTTCGGCCGCCGGATGTGGTGGCGTCCGCGATAGTCGCGCTGTTCGAACACGTCGTTCGTCATCGCCACCTCGAGGTGCTCGGCCAGGCTCCAGAGCGCGATGCGGAGCAGGTTCGCGTCGCTCGTGGCGCCGGCGGCGCGTCGCATCGCGTCGAGAGTGATGCGCTCGGTCCGCGAGACGCCCACGCAGACGAGGTCGTCGTCGTCCTTGCGTCGTGTCATCGGCGGCGCTCATGGACGAGGGTGATGCGGTTGCGCGCGCTGGCCTGATCGGTGGGCTCGCCATTGATGGGCGCGTCGTCGCCGGCGAGCTCGCGCTTGAGCGCCTGGCGCAGCGGGGAGCGTCGCGCGGCCGCCTCCGCTTTCGTCTGGTCGTAGCCCGAATAGACCTGCCGAATGCCGGTCGGCTTCCAGGCCTCGTCGGGCAGGTCGCGACGCCACGAGCGCGCGGCCTGGCCGCACGCGCGTCGGAGGCGACGCCACCCGTCCTGCAGCCACGCGACGTCGAGACGGAGGCGCCAGATCATGCCCGCCGCCCGCTGAAGATGCGGTTGATGAGGTCGTCTTCCGCGAGCGCCAGCGCCAGGCGCGTCGGCTCGTCGTTGGCGCCGGCGGCCAGGCGAATGCGCTGGTCGAGCCACGCGAGGAACGCGTCGACCACCTCGAGGCGACGCATCGCCTCCTGCAGCGCCGGCAGTTCATCGCACCAGCGCGCGGTCGGATGGGTGACGAGGTCCTCGCAGAGGTCGTGCAAGTGCGCGAGCAACTGGGGGGTGAAGTACATGGGCTTGGAGACCAGGGAGGTCACTGCAGCCGTCCTTTCCGTTCGGTCTGGAGCGCGTCGAGGAGCGCGCGTCGGGCTTGGGCATCGGTGATGACCGTGCCGCGCGACCGGCAGTGGTAGAGCATCGTGTCGAGCAGTTCGTCGTCGGTCGCGTCTGGTGTCGTAAAGGCCAGGGCTTCACGCGCGAGCGCGCGGAGCGTGCTGTCGAGGCGCTGCCCGGGCGTTTCACGTGCCACCGCGCGATCTGGATCTGGATCTGGATCACGTACCGGATCTGGATCACGTACCGGATCTGGATCACGTACCGGATCTGGATCTGCCCGGCTTTTCAGTCCGCGATTCAGGTGCGAACGAGCACAACCTAGGTTGTGCTCAGGTGCACTGCCTAGGTTGTGCTGATCGGCACCTCGATTCAGGTGCGACGAAGCACTGCCTAGGTGGTGCTGGGGCGGCGCGGGCAGCTTCGAAGCCTGCTCGCGCAGATGCGGTTTCTGATGCCGCGCGAAGGACGGAATCACGATGCAGCGCCAGCCGTCGACCTCATACCGCCGGATGAACCCGGCGTCGACGAGCTGCGCGAGCAGCCGATTCACATCGAGCGCGTCAAAGGGAAAGAGCTGGATCTTGATGCGCGGCGGGCGATCTTCGAGCCGCCCGTCGCGGTCGGCGAGCCCCCAGAGTCCGGCATACAACAGCCGCGCTTCATAGGGCAGCGCCGCCAGATGTTCGTTCGTGAAGAACCCGGGATGCAGGAGACGGACACGCATCGACGCCCGCCCGCTCAGCGCTGCAGCGCCCCGTAATCGGCGTCGCGCGCGGCCCGTCGCGCTTCGAGCCAGGCGTCGATTTCGCTCGCCATCCAAAAGCGCGATCGCCCGACGCTGATCGGCTGGGGGAACAAGCCTTTGCGGCGCCAG